TCGACCGCAAGCGACTGCTCGCAGAGATCAGAGACCCGGCGACGAACTGGGACGACGCGCTTCGGTACTACTTCAACGTCCGCACCTCCGGCGCTGGGCGGGCCGTAGATCCGTTGCTCTGGGACTCTCTCGCGAAGCCTCGGGACGTTCCCGCTGGAACGCGCATCGGACTCGGGTTCGATGGGTCGATCAGTCGAGACGCGACGGTGCTCCGTGGCTGTACCGCCGACGGCTATCGCTTCCTCATCCACAAGTGGGAGCGACCGTGGGACGCGGGACCGGAATGGAAGGTCGATCGCCTCGACGTTGACTCTGAGGTAGCCCGCGCCTTCGCCACCTGGGACGTGGGGCTCATGGTCTGCGACCCGCCGATGTGGTGGACCGAGATAGAGGGTTGGGCAGAGAAGTACCGCCTGCCCGATGGGACCGAACGGGTAATCACACTCGACACGAACCAGGCCCGGAGGTTTGCTCCGGCCGTAGGGCGGTGGCTGACCGCGATCAGCGAGGGAACGGCACTCCACGACGGCGACCCGTTCACCTCCGAGAACGTCAAGAGCGCGCATCTGAAGAAGGTACGTCTGGCCGATCAGGACGACGACGGCCGAACGATGTACGTGTTGGTCCGAGGGGAAGAGAACCGCCGCATCGACGGAGCGGTTGCCGATGTCCTGGCGAACGAAGCCGCAATGACCATGCCGCCCAAAGAGCCGGTCGTCGAGCCCGACGTCTACTAAGGAGCCCACATGTCGATATTCGACCGCTTCCGAAAGGCTCCAGAGGGTCGGTCTCTGACTGCCGCGAGCTTTCAACAGCAGTGGCTCTCAGACGAGGGGTTCGTCAACCCGCTGTGGGCGGGTAAGGCGGTCGACGACAAGACCGCCACCGGGCTGATCGCGTTCCTTGCGGCGGTGCGCATCCTGACCGACGACGTAGCGACGCTACCGGCGCAGCCGTTCATCAAGCGGCAGGGCCAGCCGGTGCCAATCTACCCCCGTCCGGGATGGCTCGATAACCCAATCCCGCGCGATCCGAACATGACGCGGATCGTCCACATGACCCAGGTGATGTCGAGCCTACTGTTCGACGGTAACGCCTTCATCCTGGCGATGCCGGACGTTCTCTCCGCCACTGAACTCCATGTCCTGAGCCCGCGCAAGGTGACGATCAAGCGGGACGACGACGGGACGCCGGTCTACCTCATCCGAACGCCCAAGACCGGCGAGGAGCGATTTTCGCCCTTCGAGATCATTCACATTCCCCTCGTGCAAATCCCCGGCGAGGATCGCGGCATCTCGTTCGTCGAGAGCGCCCGCCAGGCGATCGGTGCCGGAATGGCGATGGAGGAACAGGCGGCGCGGTTCTTCGGTCAGGGCTCGGTAGCGTCTGGTGCCCTGGAGATGCCGCCGGCATGGGAGGGCAATCAGGCAAAGGTTGACGAACTCCGCGCCAAGTTCGAGGCGCGCCACTCCGGCGCGTCGCGATCTCACGGGATCGCGGTCCTGACAGGCGGTGCCAAGTTCACGCCCTTCTCGATCACACCGGAGCAGGCGCAATTCATCCAAACCCGTGTCAACAACGTCACGGACATGGCGCGGCTGTTCCGCATTCCGCCCGTGATGCTCGGCGTGACCGAGCCGGGGGCGATGTCCCGCGCCTCGACAGAGGATCAGAGCCTCAACTACGTCATCCACACGATTCGGCCCTACCTGGAGCGGATCGAGAGTGCCTATTCGCGGCTTCTCTACGGCCGGGGCTACCTGAAGTTCAACGTCGCGGGACTGCTCCGCGGCGACCTCAAGAGCCGGTACGAGTCCTACAGCGTCGGCATGGCAGCGGGCTTCCTGACCACGGACGACGTCCGCAACCTCGAAGAGTTCCCGCCGCTGCCCGATGGCGACCTCCAGCGGGTGCCGCTGACTCACGCGGACCGCGAGATCGCCGATCTCAAGCAACGCACCGAGGTCTATACGGCCCTGTCCGGCAAGGGCTACGTCGCGGCAGAGGCGGCGAAGATCGCCGGCCTGCCCCCGCCTATCGAAGAGCCACCTCCCCCACCCGTGCCGGTAATCGCCCCCGCCAAGCCCGACGCAATGCCGATGAAGCCCGACGCCAAGCCCGACGCCCAAGGAGTAGCCCCATGAAAAAGCCAACAGGGCGCGAGTTCCGCGTCGCTATCGATGTCTGGCCGACCATCGACTTGGAGATACGCGCCACGACTGAGGGGCGGACGTTCAGCGGCTACGCCGCAGTGTTCAACTCCTGGTCTGAGGATCTCGGCGGGTTCCGTGAGCAGATCCAGCCCGGAGCATTCGCGCGCTCGCTCAAGGCACCGGGCAACGTCAAGATGTTCCTCAACCACAACACGGACATGCTCCTAGCCTCTACCCGCGCGGGCACCCTGAAGCTCTCCGAAGACGACAAGGGCCTGCTGTCCGAGGCGACACTACCGGATACTACGGTCGGCAACGACACCGCAGTCTTGCTGGCCCGCCGGGACATCGACAGCATGTCCTTCGGCTTCCATATCCCCCAGGGCGGCGATGAGTGGCCCTCGGATGGCGAGCGCATCCTGCGCCAGATCCAACTCCACGAAGTCAGTCCGGTCACCGGCTGGCCCGCTTACCCCGCAACCTCCGCGTTCGTCCGGCATCTCGCGGAGATGTCCGGCACCGATCCCGACGCCCTCGAAGAGGCGCTGCGCGTCCTCGTGGAGCCGGAAACCAAGTTGACCGATGAGCAGCGCGATCTGCTCGTGCGGTCCATCAACGCTCGCTCTGACGTTCGGGTTATGAGCGCCCAAACCGCTGCCCGATTCGAGCGCATTCGCTCGTATCTGGTCTAACCCGTCCAGCTCGGAGCCGCACTCGGAGCCCCTAGCGGGCCACCACTGACGGCCACCACCTTCCGACGGGACATCCCTTCAAGTCGAACGGAGTCCCTCAATGTCTCTCTATGTCGATCGGCTGATCGAACTCCGAGCGGAGGCGGTCAGTCGCCAGCGCGCCCTGATGGCGCAGGCCGAAACCGAGAAGCGCGACCTCACGGCCGAGGAAATCGCCAACGTCGATCTGACCGACAAGGCCATCACCGACTACGGCGAGTCCATCCAGCACTTCCAGGACATGGATGCCCGCGCGGTGGCCGCCGATTCCGTCCGAGAGACGGCCGGCAAACTCATCCGCACGGACCGCCAGTCGAGCCACAAGGACCCGACGGACCGCGAAGTCATCATGGCGATCGTGGCGGGCAACGAAGTGCGGAGCCGGGATTACAACAGGGCCGCAGGCGGCTACCTGTTCGAGGGTTCCGAGCAGCGCGTCCTGGCGACTGGCACGGCCACCGTGGCCTCCACGTTCTACGATCAGGTGCAGGTCTATCAGCGCACGCTGAACCCGACCTACGATCTGGCGACGGTCATCAAGACTCGAACTGGCGGCCCCATCGTCATTCCGCGGCTCACCGCAGACATGACGACCTATCAGCCCGGGGAAGGCACTGCCATTACCCCGGCTGATCCCACCCTCTCCGCGATCACCCTCTCGGCCTACGGCTTCAAGTCCCTGACCCTCTGGTCTCAGGAACTCGATGAGGATGAGGCGGTCAACCTGGAGTCCCTCATCGCCCGAACGGCCGGGCGCGACATCGGCATCCAGGCCGGTTCCGCATTCACTGTCGGCGCGGGCACGGCCGGACCCACGGGTTTCATCACGGCATGCACCAACGGTGGTACGGCCGCCGGAACCCCGTTCTTCGGTCTGGACGACCTGACCACGCTCTTCTACGGCCTTCAGGTTCCTTACCGCCAGGCCCCCGGAGCGGCTTGGCAGGTCTCGAACGCTGCGCTCATCAAGATGCGCAAGTTCAAGGCGGACACGGCTGGCACGTATCTCTGGCAGCCATCGTTCATCCTCGGCCAGCCGGACACGTTCATGGGCAAGCCGATCCGCGAAAACCCCGCAATGGCGACGGTCGCCTCGGCCTCCAAGTCGGTGGCCTTCGGTGACTTCGAGGCCTACATCATCCGTGAGGTAAACGGTATGCGAGTCGATCGCAGCACCGACTACGCCTTCAACACGGACCAGGTGGCGCTCAAGACGGTTTGGCGGGTTGACGGCAACCTGCCGGACGTCACCGCTATCGCCTACATGGTTTCGCACGCGACGTAGTTCCCTACGTCACCTGGGGGCGGCTGCCGAACCAGTCGCCCCCAACCCTCGTTCGGGAGGTTCCCCCTTGTTGATTACGTGGTACAGCAACGCGCCTTGGGTCGGTTCGGGTTACGGCACGCAGACGGCCCAGATGGTGAAGCGGCTCGTAGCCGACGGTCACGATCTGGCAATCGCGGCCAACTTCGGCCTGATGGGCATGATCTCCGACTGGAACGGCGTGCCGGTCTTCCCCGCGGGCGCGGACAAGTACACCAACGATCTTCTCAGAGCCCACCACCAGTTCCACACCAAGGGCAAGCCGAGCTGGCTCATCACCCTGTACGACACCTGGCCTCTGGAGCGGTCGCTCTACAAGTCCACCCGGATCGCGAGCTGGACGCCGGTCGACCACATGCCCGCTCCTCCGCAGGTGATCGAGTGGGCCAAGGAGCACTTCACCATCGCCATGAGCCTCTACGGGCAACGGATGTTCGCTGAGGCGGGTCTCAAGGTCCACTACGCACCACACGGGATCGAGAAGGTCTACCAACCCACTCTCTTGACCGAAGCCGGAGACCCCGGCCGTAAGGCGATGGGCGTCCCAGACGACGCCTTCGTGGTCATGGTCAACGCCGCCAACACCGGCAACCATCCTCCCCGAAAAGGCTGGGGCGAGATGCTCACGGCCTTTGGGGCGTTCGCTCGGAACCATTCGGACGCCTACCTCTACCTGCACACGAGCAAGACGGGCGTGGCGGGCGTAAACCTACCGTCCTTGGTCGCCACGACGATGGTGCCGGAGGGTCGGATCAAGTTTGTCGATCAGTACGCCTACGCGGTAGGGATGATCTCGCAGCACGACGTAGCGGCGCTCTACACCGCGGCGGATGTGCTGCTCGCCACGAGTTATGGCGAGGGGTTTGGGCTCCCCGTCGTGGAGGCGCAGGCGTGCGGTACGCCGGTCATCGTGTCGGACTTCACGGCGCAGCCCGAGCTCGTTGGCGGCGGGTGGATAGTCAAGGTCCAGCCCTGGTGGGACCACGCGCACGGCGCGTACTTCGGGGTGCCGTTGGTCGGGCTCATCATCAAGGCGCTCGAGGAAGCCTACGAACGGCGCGGCGACCCGGGCCTGAAGGCTCAGGCGATCGCCAAGGCGGCGGAATACGACGCCGATCTGGTCTATGACACCTACTGGCGGCCGATCCTGGCCGAGATGGAGTCGATGCTGCTACCGCGAAAGCAGAGGCGGCGCAAGTGATCCCGGTTCTGATCGCTCCCGTTGTCTCACGGGTAGACCTGTTCTGGCGGATGGTCGCCTCGGTAGATGAGCCCTACGGCGAACTGATAACGGTCGACCAAGCGGCCTCGATGAAGCCTCTCGGCTATGCCGGGGCCATCAACTTCGGCATCGGTCAGACGCCCGGAGCGCCCTGGTGGCTGTTCGTCTCGAACGACGTGACCTTTGGCAAGGGCGACCTGGCAGAGATCACGCGCCTGATCGAGTCGGCGGTGGGTCCGGCGTTCGTCACCGGAGACCGAAGTGATGACCGGATGCTCCGGTGCGCATACGGCGCGGTCAACGTGGCGGCCATCGAGGCAATCGGGCTGTTCGATGAATGGGCTTTCTATCCGGCCTACTTTGAGGACGATGACTGGGAGCGACGCTGCCGACTCGGCGGCGTGGAGTGGATCGAATACAACGGCCGCATCAGCCATGAGCGATCGAGCACGATCAGGAGCAACCCCGCATGGGCAGAACGCAACCGCGAGACGTTCGCGCTGAACCGCCAGAAGTACATCGAGAAGTGGGGCGGCGCTCCTGGTTCGGAAACCTTCTCAACGCCCTACGACCTGCCCGTCCCGCTCTGCTTCACCCGACCGGACCCCGCCGGCCGCGCCGCCCGCAAGTGGTAGAACGCGCCACCATCAACCCGACCGAAGAGACGAGGTAACGACAGTGAACATCCTCCGCTTGATCCCCCGGAACCAGCCCCGAACCGGCCAGAGCCAAGCAGACGTTCTCTCGCGGGTCGATGAGGATGTCCGATCCATGATCGGCCGCGGTCGCTTCATGGGCGACCGGCTCGGCTTCGGCCCCAACTTCGTCCACGCCGTCATCGGGCGCGGACCGTCAGGAGAGTTCGGCGAGCCGGGAACCTTCGAGGATCTCGGCTGGGCCAAGAACCTCAAGACCACCGCCGGCATGGACTGGCTGCACAACTCGATGGGCGGCGGCCTGCCAACGGGCGGCCAGGGTTCCCCTGCCACGGCCTCGAGCGCCACGTCTCTGACGGGCACCGGCTCGGTCTGGACGGCCCACGCCCTCCAGGGGATGCAGGTCGTTGCTCCGGTCACCAACATCACGACAGCTCCGGTCTACGGCAACATCGGCGACAACACCACCAACGTCCTGACCGTGGACCAGTGGTGGACCGGCGCCGACGGCGCGGGCGGCACCCCCGCCTCGACCAACGCCTTCACCATCGTCGCCAACCGGGGGCCGGCCCGGTTCATGGCCCTCACGACCGACACCGGGGCCCCCGCGGTCGGAGACACGACCCTGGCCAGCGAGCAGAACGCCAACGGCGTCGCGCGAGCTCTGGCGACCTTCGCCCACACCCCAGGCGCCACGACCTTCACGCAGTACAAGATCTGGACAGCCACCGGAACGATCACGGCTCTCCACAAGGCTGGCCTGTTCACCTCCGGCACGCTGGCATCCGTTGGGATCCTCGTGGCCGACACGGCCCTGAATGCCGACGCCACGCTGGCGAACGGCGACACCCTGGCCGTGACCTGGACCTGGACTCTCCCGGCCGCCGGCTGAGATGCCTCACCCCGTCTCGGACTCGGCTCTCCCTGATATGTCGGGCCGTTCTGTGTCCCGCAACGGGCGGAAGTTGACTGTCGTCTCGGGCCCCGTTCAGGACGGGAATAGGGTCTCGTTTGTCGTCCTGGTCACTCGGGGCGGCAAGAACGTCACGCCGCCCGATCTCAACCCCGTGCGGATCACCGGCTCACCGCTTCTCGTCCCCGACGCGCTGCTGGCAGACCTGAGCGAACTGCTGCCATGACTACCGACATCATCTACGCCGCCAACATCCCTGACGGCTACCTCCAGAGCAACAACGCGGACTACGCCACCTGCCGGGCGGGCAGCGGTCTACAGGTGGTTCTCCCGAACGTCTTCGGTCCGATTGTTGGCGGTACCAGCGGGACCATCGAGGAAGCCTTCGAGCAATGGGACACGTCGGGCATCGGGACTGACATCATTAGTTCCGCCGTCCTGGCGCTCTACTCGTCCGGGTACGCCTATACAGGCACCATTCAGGCTCGTGCTTACGATTGGGGCACAGGGCTCACAACGGGCGATTGGGTTCCAGGCGCGAATCTCTCCGCTCTTACCCTCGTCGCACATCTCGTCAACCCGGCAGCCTACTACTACCAAAACTACACCGACGACGCGCTGGCCGCGAACATCAACACGACGGGCTCGACTCGTCTGATCCTCGTCACGGCCAACTTGGTGGCGGGGACTCCCGATACTGCCTATGGGAGCTACCACGGGGCCACAGGGACCGCATACGATCCGAAGTTGACGATCACGCATGCGCCGGCCAGTACCGCCTACACGGCAACCGCGGGCGACTCGGTCGCCACTCTCACCGACGCACTCGCGAGGGGCGCCGCGGCCAAAGCGCGAACCACCGCCGATTCGGCCTCGACCCTGACTGACGCGGTCGCCAGGGCCGCAATGGCAAAGGCCCGGACTGGTGCCGACTCCGTTGCGACGCTTACGGAAGCCGTGGCCCGTGCCGCGGCAAAGGTCAGGATGTCGGCCGATTCGATCGCCTCCCTGGCGGAGGCCGCGAGCCGTGCCGGTGTCTTTGCTCGCAGCTCGGCGGACTCAATCGGCACTCTGGCGGATGCGGTCGTCCGAGCGGCCATGGCGAAGGCGCGGACGGCTGCGGACAGCGCCAGCTCATTGAGCGAAGCGACAGCCAGGCTCGGAGCGTTTGCTCGGAGCGGGGCCGACAGCATCGGATCGCTTACCGAAGCGGTTGCCCGGGCGGGTGTCTTCGGCCGAACGGTCGGCGACACGATCGGCTCGATCACCGAGGCTGTCGTCGCGGTCAAAAGCGGAGTGCAGCACATCGTCGCCACGGTAGGCGACAGCATCTCAAGTCTGTCGGAAACGGCGAGTCGAGCTGGCGTCTTCGCCCGCTCTCATGCGGACAGCATCTCCACACTCGTCGAGTCGGCCGTTCGCGCAGCCGCTGCCAAGGCCAGGACGGGAGCCGATGCCGTCTCGGCCATCACCGAGGGCGTGGTCGCAATCAAGAGCGGCGTGCAGCATGGGCTCGCGGCTCGGATGCAACTCAACTCGATTGCGGTAGACATGCCGGCCGCAAGCGCCGAGGTAACCGTCTCGGCCGACTCTGTTTCAGACGCACCCACAGTCGTCAGCGCAAGGAGCCTCTGATGATCCATCTCGAAGTTGCGGTCTCCAACGCCGACGAACTGCTCGCGACCGGCGCATACGGAGCCGGAGCGTTGCTGCGCTGGGAATGGTGCGCCACCGAGACGGGGACCTATGCCGAGGGCGGCACCGTGGCGCTCGTGGCCGGTACGGTCTCATACGACGTCTGGCATTCGGCTGGAGTGGTCGGGACGTGGTACCAGACCCGGATCTCCAACTCCGGCGGGACGACGTTCTCCGCCTACTCGGCGGTGTTCCAGGGTGGCATCGAGACGGGTCTGGTGGACCTCGCGACCGTCAAGACGCGCATTGGCATTGTGTCCACGGACCACAAGGATGACGCTCTGCTCCTGGCGTTCATCACCTCCACGACGAACACGCTCCAGAACATCACCGGCTGCCACTTCATCGGTGACACCGCAGATCAGGTCTACTACTTCGACGGCAATGAGTCTCGGGGGGGCATGGTCCTGCCGGTACCCGTGGGCATCCAGAGCGTGACGACCCTCGAACTCGCGACCATGACGGGCGGCTCCTACGCGGCAGTCCCGAGCAACGCCTACTTCCTCGACCCGCCCCGCCCCGACCCCGGTTTCCCATTCACCGCGATTGCCATGAGCGACCAGCCGATGGGCTGGTGGTATCGCTTCTATCCCGGCAAGCGCACCATCAAGGTGACCGGCAAGTTCGGCTGGGCTGCTGTACCGGCAGACATTCAGCAGATCGCCATCAACGTCCTGATCCGCCTCTACCGCGCCCGCGCGTCGGGCGAAGGCGACGTCGTTGGGACCAACGCGCTGGGTAATGCCATCGTGGCGCGACGCATCTCACCAGAGGAACGCAAGATGCTGAACGACGTCTACGGCGAAGGGCCGGCGATCGGATGAGCGGCATCACCATCACCAAGCGCGGCGTCGACGAGGCAATCCAGCACCTGACCACGTTGCAGGACTTCAAGAAGCTGGCCCGCCAGCCGGTTCAGGATGCGCTCGATGTGGTCGCCGGAGCGCAGCGCGATGCCATCAAGCGGGGTCCTACCGGCAAGGCGAAGGGTTCCATCGGGACGCACATTCACACCGCGAAGTGGGGCGTCTACGGCAATGCTGGGCCGCGCGGCGGACGGTTCCGTGAGGGTTTCGTGGCGGCCCTGTTCATGGAGAGCGGCACGGGTTTGGGCGGGCCGCTACATCATCGGATTACGGCAGACTCCAAGCACGTCAAGCGGGGACGGTCCAACAAGAAGGCCTTTCACCAGGCCGTGCTCCGCAACATCCTCGCGGGTAAAGAGTCACCCAGCCGACTCGCCAAGGGTGGCAAGATCGACCTCAACCGCTATAACTCCGGGTTTAGCACGGGCGGCGTCTTTGCCTTCCCCGCTTACAACTCGTCCGTCGGCGCGGGGTCGCTCTTCGGGGCGCGGTTCGGGGCCAATGCGAACCCTCTGACCAAGGGCCGTGGAAAGTACAAGCAGCAGCGGTTCGGCGGTGCCGGAATGGTCTTTGCTCGCGCCACCGTGGGCATGGGTGCGCAGCCGTGGGCCAATCGGGCGGTAAGTAGCAGCGCGGGCAAGGCCCGCTCCACGTTCCAAGAGACACTGACCAAGAACATCGCGGAGGCGCGCAATGGCTAATCCCGTCCCGGACTGGAAGGTGATAGCCGACGCCCTGGCCGCCAAGCTCCTGACCATCACGGACGGCAGCGGAGTCGTGATCCTGCGCTCGGCTACGGCGGACGTTGCCGACAACCTGCCACCCGCGCCCTGCGCGATCGTCCTGCCGCCCGCGTTCGAGTTGGACGACAACCTCTCCGCAGAGGACTACACAGCGCGGTTCGAGTTCATCGCGCCCTTCGAGATTACGGGCGGGATCGAGCGCACCATCGCCACGATTTACACGTTCATGAACGCCATCGTCCCGGCTTTCCGAACGGGTCGCCTGCTGGGGCTGAACCCGACCACGACGGGCATCACCGGCTCACGGGTCCTGTCCGTGGCCGCCTCCGAGATCACCGAGTACTCCCCGCCCCTCCCCGGCGTTCGGGGCGAGATCGAGGTCAGAGTCAACTGGGCCGTAGCACCGAGGACAGCATGAAACGCATCGCACCAGTGGCGCCGTTCCCCGGCGCTGTCGGCTTCGCCTACAGTCAGAGCGTTCCCAATATCGAGCAGGAAGTCTCAGACGAGGAGGCGCGGGCGCTGGTCGCCAGCGGCGCGTTCCGCTACGTCCAACCACCTCCGCGCGAGGAGGCTCCACCCAAAGGCCCGCCATTCGGCGGGTCTTCTGATTCAGCGGCCGACGCCGCACGAAAGGAGTAACCCGGCATGGCCGCCTCAGGTGCATCCTGGACCTCAGCACTCCAGGCAAAGTACGAAGCCAGCGCGGGAGCCGGTGGAACCGCGACCCGCATGCTGACCGACGTAATCGCGCCGGTCCAGCTCATCCCCGACTACAAGATGATCCGCACGGACTCGGTGCGGGGCCAACTTCACCCGCAGTGGAACGCCCCGATCATCACCAGCCAGATCGAAGGACTCAAGGGCTTCAAGATCCGCCCGACCTACGAGAGCATCCCCTGGTGGCTCGCTGTCGCAGTCACGGGTGGCGGCACGGCCGCTGTCCTCACGGATGGCACGGCTTACACCCGGACCTTCACCCCCAGCGGAACTCCCGCGAACGGCGACGACCGCAAAACTGTCGCATTCGAGATCGGCTCGGACGCCGGCTACTGGACGGCGGCCTACGGCGTCTGCGAGAAGTTCGGCATCAAGCTCTTCGGCAACAAGCCCGCGGAGTTCACAGCCGACTTCGCCTGCCAGAAGCGCACCACTCTCGCCACCCTGGCGAGTCTCTCCCCCGTAGCGTGGGAAGAGATCAACGGCTCCACCTTCAAGGCGTTTCTCGACTCGACCACGCTTGGAGCCACGGCGTTCGCCGCGACTGAGGCGTCTCTGGAGATCGCCAACACCTACGAGTGGATCTACACGGGCGACGGCAACCTCTACCCCTCCAGTGCCATCCTCACGGGCTACAGCGCCAAGCTCGGCATGAGCGTGGTCTTCAACTCCATGACCGAGTACACGGCCTGGGCCGCGAGCACCGAGCGCAAAGCACGGCTGCTCATCGAGGGCGCGTTGGCTGGCACGGCCACCAAGAAGTCGCTCCAGATCGACTGGTACGGCTACTGGGACGATCCGGTGACCCCCAAGGAGACCAACGGCGTTCTGGTCGCCAACCTATCGGGCGAATGCACGTTCGACGTGGGCGCGTCCAAGACGTTCGTCGTGACCTCCGTAAACGCTTTGGCAACCTTGCCGTGA